TTAACTGAAGAAGCAGTAAAGTCTTTTAATAAACATTTGGCTTAATGAAAGATTACAAAAAACTTTTCAGCAGATATTGGAGTGTGTCATCTGATGATACACTTCTATGCTGGAACTGTAATCAAGCAGTTGCAGTTGATATACACCACATAGAGCCTAAAGGTATGGGGGGAGTTCAAAATAACAGATTAAATAGAATAGATAATTTATTTGCAGTATGTCGCAAGTGTCATAACTTGGCACATAAAGATAAATTAATAAATGAAAAATTTAAAAAAATATTACAAGAAAAAATAAAGCTAAAGGAGATGCTGAAAATATGAGTAAATATATTATCAATTACAAAATGGAATTCAAAACAAGACCTACAAAAGCAGAAGTTGAAAGTAAAATGTTTGAACTAATTAGAGATGGTTTTACTTTAAGGACTATGGAAGAACAAAACGAATATGTAAGAGCAAAAGAAATAAGAGAAAAAAAACGTGGTTAAAAAAAAAGAACGCATAAATATAATTTACAAAGCTGAAGAATATTGGCGAAACTTCGTGCATTTAAAAGCTTGCTGTATTTGTGGTAAACCAGCAGACAGATATTCTAAATTTAAATTTTATTGTTTAGAGTGTTATGAAAAACTTGTTAAAAAAGGATAATAATGACCGACATTTATAATATACAATTTGACCCAATTAAATTATCTTATCAGCAAGAACAATTGGGTTTAGAATATAGCGATAATGATACAGCACTTGAAATTTTAAAGAAAGAAGAAAAACTTATAGTTGCAGAATTGACCCTATACTATACACAAAATATAAAGTATAAGAATACGAGTGAATTACAAAGTTATATTCACTCTGATAAAAGATTTAGAGATTTTGTTGATAGATACAGCAAAACTTTAAAAGTAAGGAATCGTTCTAAAATTAGATATGAAACCTTTAAAACCTTCAGAGAAGATTTAAGGACAAAATCTATCAATGAAGTGCAGTTGGCAAAACACAACATTTAATAGAAAGGAGTATGTTATGAGCCAAGAAAAAAAAGTAAAAAAACCATCACAAAAAGAATTAATATTAAAACACCTTAAAGAGGGTAAAGGTATCACCCCTATAGATGCCTTGCGAAAATTTGGGTGTTTCAGATTAAGTGATAGAATATTTGTATTAAGAAAAGAGGGAAACGATATTACTACTAACTATATAACCAAAGGTGGAAAAACTTTTGCTGAATATGTTTTGGAAGAAAGTCAAAATGCGTGAGTATACTGGTTTAATAATAGGGATAATTGTATTTGCGATTGCTTTACAGTTATTTGGTGGTTTATGATTGAGCATTTCAAAAAGTTTGACCAAGAAAATAAAAAAAGTATTTTGCCATTATCATTTAGCCAGCTTACTGAATTTGCATTTAATAGAGAACGCTGGGCGTTGAGAAGAATATTTGGTTATGAGTTTGATACAAACCCAGCAATGCAAAGGGGGTCTGTTGTAGAAAGTGGTTTAAATATGTGGCTTAACGGAACAGACCAAAAGGTAGCAATTGAAAAAATGATTGATGAATATGATAGAAATTGCTCTAATTTATCTGGCGACAAGGTTGTAAGTGAAAAGGAAAACCTTATTCCATTATTTAATGAAGGGGTACATAGGTTAACCAACTATGCTTTTAAATGGGATTTAGTTGGCTACCAAAATAAAGTTGAAATGGATATAGAAGGTATACCATTAGTAGGCTATACAGATTTCCAATTTGAAGAAAAGAACACAAAGGAAAACTTTTATGTCGATTTAAAGACAACTTTAAGAAAGCCAACTGGTATTTCATATAGCCACGCTATGCAACAAGCCATATACCACAAAGGAACAAATGCACAGCAGAAACTTTGGTATTTAGTATGCAAAAAGTCTGGCACAGAATTTTATGAATTTACTTTAGACGATTATCAAAAACCAATGAAAGTTTGTAATCATATTGTGAAGGTTATGGGTAATTTTCTTAAAAAAGTAGATACATTGGATGATGTCAAAGATTTACTTATACCAAATCCGGATGATTGGATATGGAAAGAAGAAGCAGTTCATAAAGCTAGAGTTGAGGTATGGGGGTATTAATTACCCCTTTACCAACTTTTATTATTAGGTTAATCATTCAGTTTAAGGAGAAATATTTATGTTTATAAGTAAAGAAAGCAAACCACAAGAAAAACTAAAAGCTTGGTATTTATTTACTGAGGATTTTGTCGCCGGCACACAACATTTAACAAATGAGCAAATAGGTGTTTATATAAGGCTGTTATGTTGGAACTGGAACAAAAAATGTAAAGGTATACCATTAGACCCCAACAGCCATTATAGGATAGCAAACTGCATTACAGAAGAAGAAAAAATTTCTTGCAATGAAGTTATAAAACAATTTTTTGTTGAGGTGCAAGATCATTATCAAAACGAAAGGCAATTACAAGAATACCTTTACATAACTAAAAGAATAGAAGCATCTAAAATAAATGGTAGACTTGGAGGTAGACCAAAAAAACCTAGTAAAAACCCCCCTACCTCTACCCATACCCCTACCAATATTCCCAAGACCAAGAAAGTAGATAATTTTCCCCTCTTTTGGAAAGATATAACAAATAAAGTAAGCAAAGGTATAGCAGAAAAGAATTTTAAAAATTTAGATAATGAATGGAAGGAAAAGCCAAAAGAATTAGCAGATATGTATAATAAATATTACCACAGCGTTGACGACAAAAAATTTGCAAAACAGCCGGCTTACTGGTTGAGTGCAAAAAAATATGAAGATCAAGAAGCTGAAAAACAAAATGGCATTACAGAAGTATATCCTTTAAGGCTAAAAATATTTAAGCAAGCAATAAAAGATAAAGAAAGCAGTTCATTTGTGACAAGTTTTGCAAACCAGCATTTTCCAGATTTACAAAGAGCTATAAAGGAAGGAGAAATATCTAAGGAAGATGCAGTAAAATATTTAAATATGGGTAACAGATTATAAAATAAATGGGGGTACAAACATACCTTGCTTATGCTTTACCCCTACTGTATGCTAATTTAAACGCCTTAATAAAAAGGAAAACTATGGCAGATAGGTTTAAAGACGATAAAATAAAGCAAGATTATACTTTTTACAGTATGAGTAAAAAGACCGATAAAAAAATAAATATGACAAAATTTATGTACTGCAATAAATGTGCAAGTGAACCAATTATAGCTGTAGACAATGCAAAAGAATATACTTGCATAAAATGTTTAAAACAAATGTTGGCTGATAAATGGAATATCAAAAACAGAAAATAGAACTATGTAAAAAACTTATTTCAGAAATAGATATAAGTAAATACAACCAAAAAGAATATGAAAAAATTGTAAACTTAATTTTTCAAGATGTATTTAGGATTGAATAATATTTATTTGTTGATAGTATGGTAATACCAAACTAAAGGGAAAATTAGGCGTGAAAGTTCAAACTATTGATATTGATAAATTAATACCTTATCACAACAACCCAAGAAAATCACAAGCAGTAGATAAAGTAGCCAGTTCTATAAACGAATATGGATTCCAACAGCCTATAGTTGTAGATAAAAAAATGGTTTTAATAGTAGGTCATACTAGGTTACTTGGTGCTAAAAAACTAGGTTTAAAAAAAGTACCAGTACACATTGCAGATTTATCAGAGTCAAAAGCAAAAGCTTATAGAATTGCAGATAATAGATTAAATGAAGAAAGTGATTGGGATATAGATTTACTTGGTATAGAAATTAAAAATTTATTAGATGATGATTATGATATTGACCTATTAGGTTTTGACCATAATGAATTAAACAAACTATTAGAACAAAACAAATATGCTGATGGCAAAAAAGGGGAAATGGCAAAAAGCTTTGGGTTTCCACCTTTTACAGTTTTCAACGCTCGTGAGGGAAAATGGCAAGATAGAAAAAAGTATTGGCTTAATTTAGGAATTAATAGTGGTAGTGGTAGAGGTGAACATTTGATAAGTTATTCAAATGTATCAGTTAATGATGAAAAAGATACTTCTATTTTTGACCCAGTATTATGTGAAATTATGTATAATTGGTTTTCCCCTCAAAATGGCTTAATTTTAGACCCTTTTGCCGGTGGTAGTGTAAGAGGTATAGTAGCATCAAAATGTAAAAGAAATTATATTGGTAATGACTTACTTGAACAACAAGTACAAGCTAATAGAAAACAAGCAAAAGAAATATGTAAAGAATATATTCCAAAATGGACAATAGGGGATAGTGTAAATATTAAAAAGTTATTTGGAAACAAAAAAGCAGATATGATGTTAAGTTGTCCTCCTTATGTAAATTTAGAAGTTTACAGCAGTTTACAAAATGATTTGTCAAATATGGAATATAAAAAGTTTTTAGATACTTATAAAAAAATTATAAAAAATTGTTATGACTGCTTAAAAGAAAATACTTTTGCTGTTTGGGTTATAGGTGAAGTAAGGGACAAAAATGGTAATTATTATAACTTTCTCGGTGATACTATTTCTGCATTTATAAACGCTGGCTTTAATTATTATAATGAAGCTGTATTAATTACTGCTGTAGGAAGTTTACCTTTAAGGTCTGGCAAAATAATGAAAAAATCTAGAAAGCTTGGAAAAACGCATCAAAATGTTTTAATTTTTGTTAAAGGTGATGGTGTAAAAGCAACTGAAAAATGTGGTGATGTAGAAATAAATTTTGAAGATGATTATTATGGGGATATATTATAAGTATGTTACCAAAGCCAGTTATAAAAAAGTATGGAAAAATAAATGTTGTTAGGGATGATTTTTTAGAGGGTGGTACTAAAATGAGATTTATACTTCCATTTTTACAAGAAAGAAAAGAAAAAGAATTTGTATATGCATCACCTTCATTTGGTTATGCTCAAGTTGCTCTAGCATCGTGTTGTAAAATACTAAATAAAAAAGCTGTAATATTTTCACCTAAAAGAAAAGAACCACATCCACTAACACTAAAAGCTAAAGAACTAGGAGCAACTATATATCAAGTACCTTATGGCTATTTAAGTAATATACAATCTAAAGCAAAGAAATATTGTATAAACGAAGGTGCATTTCTTATTCCATTTGGTGTTGATATACCTACTGCATCTAATAGCTTAACTAAAGTTGCTAAAAGTTTAAATATAGAACCGAAAGAAGTTTGGACTGTTTCTGGTAGTGGTACTTTAACAAGAGCATTACAAAAGGCTTGGACAAAAGCTAAATTCTATGCAGTAGAAATAGGGAAAAAAAATTCAGATATAGGAAATGCAGTTAGGTTGACTGCTCCAGAAAAATATGAACAAAAATCAAAACTAAAACCACCTTTTCCCAGCTCATTATGGTATGACGCTAAGTGTTGGCAATTTGTTATAAAAAACGCTAAAGAAAATGCTTTATTCTGGAATGTGGGTTCATAAATGGCTAGACCAAAAAAATATAATATAGATACAAGCCAAGTGCAAAAGTTAGCATCATTAGGCTGTACTAATACTGAAATGGGAGACTTTTTTGGTTGTTCCCCAGACCTTTTAGAAAAGAGTTATTCGGAATATCTGACAAAAGGGAGGGCAGAACAAAAAATAAGGCTTAGGCAGTTGCAATGGAGGTCAGCAGAAAAAGGTAATGTAACAATGCAAATATTTTTAGGCAAGAATATGTTAGGACAACAAGATAGGTTTGAAGAAAATCAAATTGAAGAACCCCTTGTTTGGACAAATGATTAATGCCACTAACTGCACCACAAAAAAAAGTAATAAATTCTGAAGCAAGGTTTAGGGTGTTAGTAACTGGTAGAAGGTTTGGTAAAACATATCTTGCAATAAATGAAATAGCAAAGTTTTCAAGTCAACCTAATAAAAAAGTGTGGTATGTAGCACCAACTTACAGACAAGCCAAGACAATATGTTGGGCTGAATTAAAAGACAAAATGATAAAACATAAATGGGTTAAGAATATAAACCATAGTGACTTAACTATAACATTAAGAAACAATTCAACTATTACATTAAGAGGAAGCGAAAATTTTGATGCACTTAGGGGAGTAGGTTTAGATATGGTAATATTTGACGAATTTTCAGACATAAATAAAGAAGCTTGGTATGAGGTGCTAAGACCTACATTGTCAGATACAAAAGGGTCTGCTTTTTTCTGTGGCTCACCAAGGGGATTTGGTAACTGGAGTTATGAACTATTTAAAATGGGTGAAACTAACAAAGACTGGGAAAGTTTTAAATATACTACTTTAGAAGGTCAGCAAGTAAGTGAAGAAGAAATTGAACAAGCAAAACAAGATTTAGATTTAAGAACATTTCAGCAAGAATATGAAGCAACGTTTGTCAATTATTCTGGAATGATATATTATAATTTTAGTAGGGAAAAAAACATTGTTGAAAAATATAGAGGTAATAGTTTGTTTTT